CGCCGGGGCTGCCGCCAGGGCTGCCGCCAGGGATGCCGCCGGGGATGCCGCCGGGGATGCGCTAAAGCCCACGGTCACCAGTCTCCAAGCGTCTGCACTCGACCTCCTTGACCGACTGATCGAAGTCACCCATGTCTGACCGTCCCTCTCTGAGAGGGGAGCCGACGCCGTGAAAGGAGAACCGACATGTGCATGATTGAATACGCCGATTGCGATGGGTTGTGGTTGGAGGAACCGCATCCGGTCACGGCACGCAAAGAGCACAGGTGCGGCGAGTGCGGTCGCACCATCGTCAAGAGCGAGTCGTACACCTACGGGACGTGGCTGGAGAACGGTCAGGGTCCGATGACCGTGAAGGTCTGCCCGCACTGCACCATCGCCGCCGACTGGCTGCAACGGGTATGCCATGGCTACATCTACGGCTCGATACAGGACGACCTGGCCGAGCACTGGGACGAGACCGACGAGTTCCGCTGCCGCTCGTTCGCCCATCTCCTCGCCGCCATGCGCAACAGGTGGGATGGCGTGTCAATCGCCAAAGCCAAGAGCCTGACCAAGTTCGCCACCGCCCACGCCGTTCGCGTCATGGAAACTGCGAGCGCCCTGTGACCCCTTCGGAGCCGACGCCCACAGGGCGACGTTGCAAGAGTCGTCATCGAAAGTGCTGGGTTCTGCGGGGCGGCATGCTGCTGTGGTGCTACGAGTGCGGGGCAATCCGGCCGAATACTCCCGCACGCGAGGACACCTGGACGTACCCCGTTGGTAGCGAAGGTGAAAACCCAGCCGTAACCCGAGTCCGAAAGATGATGTCGTGATGTCGGAGCCGACGCCCGCATCGGGTTTCTGATGGACCCGGTAAAGCCACCCGAAGGGAGAGGGAAGGTGCTGCATTGTTGGGAGGACTCGCCCGACCATCACCACACCTGCATGTTGGAACACGGGCACGAGGGCGACCATGAGTTCACACCGGACAGCCAGATCGGTGTTCGATTCACGGATTCTGACGGCAATGAGGTGGACATATCGCCGGGATGGCAGCCTTCGATGACTGATCCCCCCTCACCTGCGGAAACCTCCACCGATATGAGTGGTGCTGGTGCGTCACCTCCATGCGAGACGCTATTGCGGAACTTGGTGATCGCCGTAGATCGTTACGTCGAGAGCGACGAGAGGCCCCGCCCGAGCGAACTGTGGAAAGCGATGATGACGGCCCTCCGAGAGGCTGAGGAAGCGGTATACCCGCTGTGACTGATCCCCCGGTAGAGCCACCCCAGCAACCGACCCATGACTTCACTCGTTGTGTTTGCAGACAGTGGGGGCGCTGTCTCGTCCATTGCCCGACCTGTCATTGCGGCGAAGCGGGGCGTCACGTCTATGTGAGACAACGATCGCGATACGAATGGAATCCTTGTGACTCCTGATCCAGCTCCTGAGGGAGCGCAAGCGGACGACCTCATCGCCACCATCGACTCCCTCCATGCCGTGCTCACTGTGCGATTGCGTGGACCTGCGATCGTGACCCCTTCGGAGCCGACGCCCACAGAAGTGGAGGAGGGACGGACACTTGCTCAACAGCGGGAGCGGGAGTGTCGGTGGCCGAACTGTCACCAGTGGGCACGCCGTGGCGGAATGTGTACCGGCCACTTTCGTCAGACGTTGGACCGTGCCCAGCCCCCTACATAGAGAAGGAGATGGAATGAGCGAGAAGAAGTGGTTTCGGCCGAGGCTGGACGATGACAAGTTCATCGACGCCATCACGATTGAAACTGTGCCCCGATTCAAGACCTCGGGCATGAGCGGCGATGAATGGCGGACCAGCGTCCTCTGCATCGCCTACCGGAAGGGGCGTCGCATCAAGGAACGCACGGTAGGAGACATCGCCTACGCCCAGCAGATGATGGCGACGAACGACTGGTGGACAGACGATGAGGCGATCCCCGAGCCACGGATGGCCGAGGACTTGTGCGATCAGCCAGGGTGCGCCGAACCATGGACGGTGCTCTACAGGCGGGTGAAAGAGGGCTGTGGTCGCTGTGGGAGTCGTCGGGATGCCTACGAGGGTACTGACTACGCCCAAGCTTTTTGCGAGCGCCACGCACACCGAGGCGACTCGTCCCTCAGCGACTCCGACGACAACTACGAGCCGGTGATCGGGGCACACCCTTCAGAGCAAGTACCACGACCCGAGGACGAATCACCCAGCGTGTTCGGCAACATTGCTGAGTCCAGGGTCACAGAGTTTCAGGAACGTGCCACCACCGCTGAGGCTGAACGGGACGAACTGGTGCGGATCATTCTCGAATGGGTGGTCAGACCTGCCGCTGCCCTCACTACCAGGAAGGTCACGGACAATGAGTGACGAGGACATCCAACGATGACTTGCGTCCAGCTGAACGGCACTTCTGCGCCTACCTGTGTCACCTGTGTCACCGTGCCGCCACCCAACGGGCTACAGGTCCCGACGTGCGCCGAGGCTGGTGGCGGAAGCGCTCTGTTACAGGTACTCATCCTGGTCGCGATGGTCGGAGTCCTCGTGAGCATCCTCTTACGAAAGGTGGGAAGCTATGGAAAACGAACGCAAACGATTTCCCAACGTCACACTTCTTGAGGCTAGAGAAATGGAGGGGAGGAAACGTGAAACTAAAGACGAAGGCGATGTACGCATCGCTGGCTGTCCCGGTGCTCCTGGTACTGACGACAGTCGCCGCTGAGGCTCCCAAGTGGAGCGGAGTCAGACTCAAATAGTGGCGAGGCGGGCATCTGAGTCGCCCGACCTTGGGTGCCCGCCTCAGCATTCTTTGAAGGAGAACTGAAACGAACAACTAGAACCTCGGGATCCCAACATCACTCCATAGCGCACGGACCTCAATCCCAGGGCCGGCAAGCCTTCCCGCTACCGCCCCGGCGCCTTACATGACCAAGTGATGCCCACCACCTAAAAGCGGAAGGCATCACAAGTGAAGAAACCCCTGGTTATAGCCCTATTCGTCGTTATTCTGACTGGAGTAGCATGCTCATCGACCTGGACTACGAAACAATCGCAGCCGCACGCAAGTCACGAGAGTGGTGGTCAACGTTTCTTTGGCACAAGATCGTCGCTGCCGTTGCTGAAGCTGCCGACAACACCACCGTCTACGACAACAGCGGCGGCTTCTACGCCATCGCCACCACCGACTACCTCTACTCCAACGACTCAGGCACCGTCAGAATCCCCGCCGCTTCCTCCTCCATCGGCCCCGTCTACAGATGGCCCGGTAACACAACCATCATCGGACGACAGCCCTGCGATGACGACTCCTGCCCCTGCGGCGGCGTCAAGCACTGGCACGGTGACCCCTCTTGAGTACGCCGAATGGACCAAGGTGGCTGTCTGCGAGGAGGGCGGCTGGATCGGATACGCCGGCCCTGAGTACCCGGACAGTCTGGGAATATCCGCTGCCAACTGGTGGGGGAACGGGGGGACTTCCGACCTATCTCCAGATGCTCAGATTCTCGTTGCCGAGAGGATCCAGTCCGATCCCCCAGACCAGGACGGGTGCGCCTCGTGGTGAATAGCTGCTGGTTCTGCGAAATGAGCATCTACGACATATCCCGGCGCAACGAGCCCGTCTGTGGACGTTGTAGGGACAAGCTCATGGACTTCCTGTCCTGGCTGAAGCGTTGAGCGACCTCGAGGACGCTTTCGAGTACCAACTGAAGGTGGCGAAGTGTTCGCCGTGGGTGAGGGAGCTCACGTTCGCAACGCCGAGGAAATGGAGGTTCGACTTCGCCTGGCCGGCCCACATGCTGGCCGTGGAGATCGAGGGCGGAGGGTGGGTCTACGGCCGGCACAACCGCCCACAGGGACAGGTCAAGGACTTCGAGAAGCACAATACGGCCGTGGAGCTCGGATGGCGTGTGCTCAGGTTCACCGGCTCCCAGATCGAGGACGGGTCGGCGCTGGCCGTTGTCGAACGTGTGCTAAAAGCCACGCATTGACGGATTCGAGGCCCGGTGTCGAGACCAGGCCATCGAACAGGGTAGGCAGCGGCACCCTCCATAGCGGTACTTCTCCGGCGTCCCGTGGGCGTAGCGTGGGTCCGGCTTCTGGGGCTTCTCGAGCTTCCGACGCTCGCGCTCTGTGGTCCCGCCCCATACGCCATGCTTCTCGTAGTGCTCGAGCGCGTAGTCCAGGCACTCACGCCTCACCGGACAGCGTTTGCAGATGGCTTTCGCCTGCTTGACCAGGTTCTGAGTGGCCACTTCGGTAGCACGTTCAGGGAAGAAGACGGATTTGTCCGGCGCCTCCCGGCAGGCAGCTCTGACCTTCCACTCATCCATGGCAGGGGCAGGAACAGATCAACCACGTACCGGAGACACCCTTCAATTCACCTCGAGTGCACCGGCAATGGGCTTCATCCTCCGGAATCCGCTGGTGAACGACGGGCCCACAGGCGGGGCAGTCGATCAGGGCTTCCGTCAGTTCCTCGTCAGGCGTCACTTGGGGGTCTTGCCCTTCGCCTTGTGCCCGCTCACCATTGCAAGCACTCCCACAGTCACCAGCAAGCACCCCCAGAACAGAATGGTCACGATATCCGCTCCAGTCATGGCCAGATTCGACGCATGTGGCACGAGAGGACCGTAGGATTGAACGTGAGGCGCTGGAGCGCTGATAGCGGTGCCGAGTTGCGGACTGGAACAGGAAACGTCTGAGAACGACCCACAGCCTGTCATTGTGATTTCCTTTCGTTCGGTGAATCGACCCAAGCGCCCAACGAGGAGGAAAGGCGCTCGGGACGATCAACCGGGTCAGCGTGCGTCACCCCAGACGTCATCGAAGCCAACGCTGTCGACGATGGGAGCCGGCTTGAAGTCCATGATGGCGACGTCATGGACGTTCCCGGTGATGGCCAGGTGCAATGCATCCAGCTCGAGCGATTGCATGACTGCCTGGTTGTGCTTGCGAGCGTCAACCAGACGCCGGCCCGCGTCCATGCGAGAAGCCATCCGTCGGTCTACCTCCCGCCGCTCGATCCTCGCCACCGTCTCTGCGATTTCTGTCCTGGTCATGACTGCCCCTTGTTCATCCGATCCGGAGTAGATCGGCCCAGTCCGCCAGCTGGGTCGATTGACTCAGGCGAGCTGCTCGAAGAACGCGTCGCGCTCATCGTCGGACAATGGGCGAAGGTCATAGACCACAACGTCGCCGGCATCCCAGTGTGCGTGGTAGCCACGCATCGAGAGCTGGTCATCCAGCCAGTCGATGTACTCGCCCAGGAATGACTCCTCATCGTCGTCCGTGAAGTACGAATCATCGACCAGCAGGCCCATAACGTCGCACGCCTCACGACAGAAGCGCTCACCAGTCGGACCGTTTGCGAGATCCATGTTGAACACGACTTCCGGCTCAATCAGTGTTTCATCCATCTCGAACCTCCCAGTTCGTATCGGTTGGTATCTCTATCGTCCATTCTGACGGAACCTTTAGCAAAAAGCAAGGTTTCTTGCTCGGCAATTCTGATGAGATCCACTTATTGTACCGACCGGTACAAGACTGAACCGTTGTACTGACCGGTACAAACAAGACGCAGCGAAGCGACGATGGCTCATCAGACGTCAATGGACGATGGTCGAGATCGTCTGTTGTTGTACCGACCGGTACAAGCGTCGGTGTTCTACCATAGCCACGGCGGCCCCATTCCACCCTCTCTGCCGGCCCCCCGGTGCGCTCCCCACGCCGCACCACCAGGTGATCCATTTGGCCCTGTGACCAGCATGTATAGAAAGCTGTTGGAGCTTCCACACCCCTCTGTTTCTAAATCCACAGCGCAGAAAAACGGCGGATCTGAAAAAATCGCAGGTGGATTTTGCATCGAGGCCAACTGCCGGAGGCAGGCGGCAGAAGCTTTTATCGGCTGCGCCGATCCCTAGCGGAGCACTGGTTTCAAGGCGAACTTCTTCCCTACTTGCAGCCGGGCCAGAAAACTGGGAATAACCTGTTGACCAGGGAGAAATCTCTACATTCTGAGGACGGATCGTAGGGTTGAGTCTCGCTCCGCTACCCACTTTTACGGGATCTCTCAGCTCGGGGGGGAAGTCAGAGGGGGTCCGAATAGATCCCCTTCCTGCGGGCTTGTGAGCGGGAGGTCAGCTCCTCGACGTCCTGAGCGGTCGCCTCACGGAACTTCAGGGGAGGCTGGCACCGGATGTGGAAGGCGCCTCCGCCCTTGCCTGGGGACCAGATGGTGTCTCCGGGGACGTAGAACTCCCCACAGCCCTTGCAGCGGCCCTTGTAGGCCGCGTGAAAGCCCTCCTGGCCCTTCACTTGGCATTCCCTAGGCAGGGGGTCATCCACTCTCCTTCCGCCAGTGGACCACGCTGGCTTCTCCGATTGTGAACCTTCGGGGAGAGCTTGTCAACCCCCTGTTTCTTGCAATGTTCCTTGCCCTGGGCCATACTGGACCTGATCGACTGGACCTCGATCGGTTTGGCGAGTCCCCCCCGTACACCATTCTCCGGGGGGGTTTCTCGCGTCTAAGGTGGGGTCGTGCTCGTCCACTGGCTCGAGATCCTGGGAGTGATCGCCTTGGTCCTGTTCATCCTGGGCGCCATCATCGGGAGGCTCCGATGAGCGACACGTTCGGCGCCCTGTACATCAACGGCATCCAGCAGGGCCTTCCCGGAGGGGGGATCCAGGGCATCGGCCCCTTCGCCATCCCGTGCTCGGGCAACCAGGACACCAACATCTACGGCGTCAACACGTCCATCACCATCACGGTCCCCTCGGTCTACGTGCCCCAGGGCGTCCTCATCATCCCCCCCACGGGCGGGACGGTGGCCTTCCGCTTCAAAACGGTCTCGGCGGACTCGGGCGTCTACCTGAACCCCAGCCTCCCGAGCTTCATCAACTTCGACCCCTCCAACCTCCCCGTCGACGTCTACCTCGTCTCGGCCTCCTCGGTGGACATCGGCGTCCAGTTCATCTAGAACTAGGCTATGAGCCGAGACCAAGAAATCCTCGACGCCATCCATTCCCTACAACAGGAGATATTCCTCACCATGAGTGCTCTCACCGATGCAGTAGCCGCCCAGACCACCGCCGTCACCGCCCTCACCGCCGCCGTGGCCGCCATCCCCAACGACTCCGACGAAGCCGCCGCCGTCACCCAGATCGACGCCAACACGGCAGCCATCACCGCCGCCACCACCGCCCTCACCGGGGACGTCACGCCCACCGAGACGCCTCTTTCCGTGCCCGACCAGACCGTCGACGCCTCGGTGGGGACGGGCGTCAACGCCTCGGTGGCCGCCGACGGGGGCACCCCCCCCTACGCCTGGACCGCCGCCACCCTGTCTTCGGGATTGGTGCTGGACGCCAACGGCACCGTCACCGGCACGGCGCCGACGGCAGGCACGTTCACCGACACCATCACCGTCACCGACAGCGAGTCCACGCCCGCCACCGCCTCGGGGACCCTCACGACCACGGTGTCGTGATCTGGCCCTCCCAGGCCCGGGTGCTCCTCGACATCGCCGCCGAGGCCGCTGTCCCCAACCACAGGAGCGTAGAAGTGACCACTGTGCAATGTAAAAAAACGGCCATCTTCATACCTGAGGAGGTGTATTTGACCGGTGAACTAGTGTGGAAAATCGACTCGGATCAGGAACTGCACTGCCACCACCTCCAGGACCACTCTGGGCCGTGTTGCTTCATCCCACTCGACCAACACAAGGGATCGGACTTCATCGACCTGGAGAAGCACCTCGCATGACCGAACTCGACGCTATGATTTGCCCCTAGGTGGGGTGCCCCCGGACCGCGACGTCAGGTCGGTGATCAATCAGGCCCAGTCCACGAAAGGGTCCGGGGGCCCCTCCCGCTTGCAAGGAACCCTGCCGTGTGCAAGGATCCTTGCATGGACGCCAACGAACTGGTCAACCTCGAAGCTGAGAACGCCGAGCGGCTCAACGACCTGATCCGGGGGAAGCACGGCATCGCCGTCCAACTCCAGCCTGGCACGTTCGAGCTCATCCAGATCACCACGTACCTCGAGCACCTCCTGGTCCTCTGCGACCACGAAGGATCGGAGGACTCCCTGTACAAGGCCAAGATCGCCTTCGCGGAGAAGACCAGCGATCTGTTGACCTCGCTGGAGCTCCAGGCGCGGAGAGCCAAGATCACCAATCCCGGTTCCGTGGTGGAGGGGAAGTTCCCCCAGCAATGAAGAAGGTCCTCCCGACCAACTACTTAGAGGAGATCACCACGGCGGCGCGCGGGAGGGCCATGTACGACAAGCTGGTCATCGAGACCATCCAACGGGCTCGCGACAACTACGTCTCCTGGGAGCGGATCGGGATGGCCCTGGGCGTCTCCAGACAAGCGGCCACCGAGCGGTACGCCAAGCACATGACGCCGGCCCCTGGGATCGGCTCCCATTCCGGGGAGCTGTGGCGTGGGTGACGAACTGGGCTTTGATCCTGATGGGATCCCTGTTGTCGGTGACGATGGGGTGCTGCATCTTCCTGTTCCTCCAAAGGAACCCTTTGTCGAAGAATCCTTCCCCGACTCCTACTTCGACGCCGCCGACGCCTTCGGACCCAATGGTGGAGGTGATGACGAGGATGATGACGATGATGGAGACGCTGATGGTGGGGAGGCCGGAACAGACACAGCCGCCCTCGATTCCGTTCTCAGGCGAGGAGCCGACGAGCTTCGACTACGACTCGACGCCCCTGTCGCCTGGGATCGAAGCGGTGATTTCGAGAGAGTTGGAGGAGGACCAGCAAGAAGTTTTGATGAAGGAGCGCGCCGCCTTGCAGAAGCGAATGGCGGAGTTGCAGGCGGAGGAGCTCCATCAGATGGCGCAAAACGGCTCGGCGGACTCCTCACCAGGGCCGTGGTTGGTCCCACCGGACGAATCCGTGAGCCCGATGTGACGCTGAAAGCCGTGGCCCGGACGGTGACCGGGTTGAAGGGCGGGGCCGTCTCCGTGGTCTTCCACGTCCCCTTCGAGCTGGCGGAAGAGGCCTTCAAAGTCCACGCCTTGCAGGACAAGGAAGTCCTGGTCGACATCTACATGGAGGAAGAATGATCCAGACCGTCTGCGTCATCGTCGGGCTGTGCTGGATCCTGAGCGTCTGGGGCGCCGTGCCCCACGACAAGAACGGAAGGACGGACAGATGAGAAAGCTCATAGGCATCGCCGCACTCCTGGTGAGCCTGACGGCGGGAGGGGCGCTGCTGTCCGCCTGCTACACCGGCGAGTGCGTGGTGTATTCGTCCGGTGCGGCAGGACAGGGGAGGACCATCCTCTACGGCGGCTCCTGCACGGAGGCGTACCTGATCTCGGCCCAGATTCCGGGCAGCTCGGTAGGCCCCTGGCCGGCCAACGGACCTGAAGTCCCGACGGGGCCGTACAACCATTGACCGGAGAAGAACTGGCCTCCATCGTGGAGAAGTGCCTGGTGGAGGGCGTGCCACCGGGAGTCGTGTCGCGCGTCTTCGAGTTGGACATCGAACTGGTCAAGACCGCCCAGAAGGAGGCGCGGGTCCACAAGTACAACACGGACGACCAGAACGACTTCTTCGAGCAGATGGTGTGGGACACCATCGACTGGGTGCGGACCACGCTGGCCTCAGGGTCCAACACGGACAAGGCCAAAGTCGCCACCGCTATCCTCGGCAAGCAGATGACGGCGGCTCTGAGGAGAGCGCCGCAGGGAGACAGAGAAGACAGGGACGAGTGGATGGACATCTTCGAGAAGATGCGCGGTGCCTAACCTCGACCTCTGGCCGCTGCTCGAGCAGTTGACGCTCAAGCCCAAGAACTCCAACCCGATCAAGTTCGACCGCAACGCCCCCTTCGCCTGGGCGCAACGCCAGTTCGTGGCCGAAGTCGAGCGTCAGTACAACGCCGGCCTGCCGGTACGGATCATCGTCCTGAAGGGCCGGCAGATCGGCATCTCCACGGTGACCGAGGCCATCCTGTTCCTCTGGTGCTTCATCCACCAGGGGACCAACGCGGTGGTTCTTTCCTCGGACCAGGAGAAGTCCGACTACCTCTTCTCCATGACCAAGAGGTTCTGGGAGACGTCGCCCTTCAAACGGTTCTTCGAACCGAAGTACAATCGGGTCGGATATCTGGAGTGGGAGGAGCCCATCGGGTCGACCTTCACGACGGTGACGGCGGGAAAGGAGAACCCCGGACGGGGCATGACCATCCAGGCCGCCCATCTGTCCGAGTGCGCCTTCTGGGAGGACGCCGACAACATCGCCGGGGACCTCGGAGAAGCCATTCCCGAAGGCCACGGGACCATCGTGGTCCTGGAGTCGACCGCCCAGGGAGTCGGCGGGTTCTTCCACGACGAGTGGATGAAGGCCATCGACCCCTCGGGCCACAAGTCCGCCTACCACCCCTTCTTCTTCGAATGGTGGAAGCACGACGAGTACGAGATCAAGACCACCCACCTGAAGTACCAGGATCTGGATGACGACGAGCGTGAGCTGCTGGCCCTCTATTCCGAGATGACCATCCCCAAACTGGCCTGGAGACGCAGGAAGATCGCCGGGTACAACAACCCGGAGAAGTTCAAGGAGGAATACCCCTGCTCGATGGAGGAGGCATTCCTGTCCACGGGGTCGAACGTCTTCCCTCTCTCGCAACTGGCCAAGATGTACCACCCCGACGTCGAGTTCGAACAGGGCTATCTCTACAACGACGGAGGACGACTGGCGTTCAGAGCCACCGAAGAGGGACACCTGTTCATCTACAAGCAGCCCGACGCCAGAGGACGACGCAGATACGTGGTGGCCTGCGACCCGACGTGGACGGTGGAGGGTGATCCGGCCTGCATCCAGGTCATCGACCGTGCCTCAATGGATCAGGTGGCGGTGTGGCACGGGTCCGCCGACCCTCAGACCATCGGGGAGATAAGTCTGGCCATGGCTCTCTACTACGGCCCGGAGACCATCCTGAACACCGAGGTCCAGGGAGGCGGGAAGGTCGTCCTGGCTGCCTGGAGGGAAGCGAACTACCCCCATATCTGGATGGACAGAAGGCCGGACAGACCCCGAGTCCTGATGCAGGCCTACGGCTGGAACTCCACCTATGAGACCAAGAAGCAGATGCTGGGGACCATGCAGGGGATCATCCACAGGCAGCAGGCCACCATCCACCACCCCGCCACCTACTACGAGATGACCCGGTACGTGACCAACGAGGACGGGACCTACGGCCCCTCACGGAGATCGGGGCATGACGACACGGTGATCTCATTGGGAATAGGTTGGATGACCGTGGTCACCGAAGGAGCCAACCTGGACTACGCCGCCATGGCCGGCCCCAACCCGCCCTACATCCCCGGCATCACGCCACCCAGGATCGCGGGGGAGGGGCAGGTGCCCAGTCTCATCGGGCCTAGTAGATTCGCAGGCAGGGTCCCGACGTCGGACCTGTCCATCGGAGTGGAGGAGTGGTACTAGGTGAAGTGGTTCGCGTATCACTGTCCGCGCTGCGGAGACTTCGACCTGGACGGCATCGCTGAGGACACCGTTGCCTGTCGGTGCGGGCGTACCGCCAAGCGCAAGTATCAGGTGGGCGTCATCGCCTCTTCCCTGAAGGCCCAGGACAGGTGGGATCCTGTGGTCGGAGCCTATGTCGAGAACGACGGCCAGTTCAGGAGCCTTCTGGCAAAGGGACAGGACGAGCAGGCCGAGAAGCTGAACATGGACGTGAAGCTGGCAACGGTCGATGCACGGGACAAGGAGGGGATCTCCGAGCTCCACGGCTGGGACCACGACACTCGGATGTCTGAGGTGGAGAAGTGACCGCATCCGGCACGCTGATCCAGGTCGAACCCCCTCCGTCCTACGACGAGGCCGAGTTCATCAGTCGGCTCCGCGACGTCTACAACCAGGCCAAGGAAACCAAGGGCTCGATGCTCAACGAGTGGAAGCGGAACTACCGCGTCACTATGAACCGCGCCGCCCCTGCCGTCCCCGCCGCCCCAGGGACGAGAGCCAACGAGACCTTCCCCACCGTCGACTCACGCATCGCCTGGATGACCGACCAGGAGATCCAGTTCTCCATCACCGCCGCCTGTGATCCCTTCTCCATGTACTCGATGGTGTCTGACACGCTCGGAGAGCAGTTGGAGTCCGTCCTCAACTCGACCATGCGGTCGGACGATTGGGACGGTGAGATCACTAAAATGCTGTGGGACGCGGCCATGTACGGGGCCGGGTTCTTGAAGTGCGTCTGGGACTCCGGGCTCACCGAGGGGATGGGGAACGTCGCCCTCAAATGCACGTCGCCCTGGTGCCTGTACGTCGACCCCTATGCCACGGACTTGGAGGACGCTCAGTACATCATCGAAGTCCACACCATGAGCGCGGCGGAGATCGAGCGCAGATACCCGGATACCACCCAGAAGATGATCCACGACGCAACGCTGACCGGGGACACGGACCGGGATCACCTTCCTCCCAATCAGGTGACCAATCGCCAGAAGCAGGCGGGGGCACTGATCCCCGTGGATGCCGGGCAGGGAGCGACCACCTGGGGGGCACCGGGCTCGGCCAAGCAGCACACCAACTCCAGACAGGAGGGAGTGAACGTCTATGAGTTCTGGCTCCGGGAGAACTACGAGGAAGACGTCGAGCCCACGGATCCGTCGATGGGAGATGAACCCCGCAAGGTCGTCATCGACCAATGGCGCGTCGTGGTCATGTCGGGTAACCGGATCCTCCTTGACGAGCTGGCCGAAAATCTCTTTCACACCAACCGACACCCCTACGTCAGATATGTCGATGTGGAGACCGGCGAGTTTTGGGGATCTCCCATACTACGTGACCTTGCTCCGTGCCAGCAGGCCATGAACACGCTTCTGGCCATGGGTCAGAACAACATCATCTACACCGGCAACCCGGTTGTGATCGGAGTCAAAGGATCGGGAGCCGACAGAACGACGTGGATGAACAAGCCGGGTCAGATCTACGACGTCAATAGTTCTCCGGGTCAGAGCAACAACCGGCCGGAGTGGTTGCAGCCGCCGAACCTTCCGCCCGCACTGATCCAGTTCGTCCAGTTCTGGAGAGAGGAGATGGAGCGCATTGCCGGTCTCTCGGCTACAAACAAGGGGGAAGTACCATCTGGTCGAGCAACGGACAAACAGGTTCAAGCTGGTCAGGAGGCAGGATTCATTCGTATTCGATCTGCCATCCGAAACCTGGAACGCACTCTCCGTAAAGCCGGTGAACTCCTCGCCAACCTCGTCATCATCAACTACGACGTTCCGCGTTTCGTGGCCATTGTCGGGGACGAAGGAGAGATGTCTTCTATTCGACTTGCCGCTCAGCACTTCTACGCCCCAACCGTTGATTACAAGAATCAAGTTACTTTTGCTCCGCTGAGGTTCACGATGCTGGTGAACGCCGGAAGCTCGAAACCGACGTCCCGCGCCGCCAGGATCCAGGAGGCCAACACCCTGAAGCAGATGAACGTGGTGGACGACCAGTACGTCCTCCAGGCCTACCGCGTGTCCCATTGGAAGGCCGTCCAGCAGCGGAAGCAGGCACAGCAGCAGATGGAGATGCAACTGGCCCAGGCCCAGGCAGCCGCAGGTCAGAGCGCAGGGAAAGGCGGGGGAAGTCCCAAGCGCCAGCCCTCCCAAGCACCGAAGCCCGGTGGGTGAGAGACAGCCGGCAAAACCCGTAGTACATTCCTGGCATGAGAGAAGCCACGCCTCATAGGTCGAACATGACCCACGAGATGAGCACCAAGAACCGGGGCTCGATCCTCCCAGCAGAGAGAGCCGAGCGGGCCTGGCCTCCGGGCCGCGGCGGCCTCAAGGGCAGGAACGCCTTCCAGGAACCGGAAGACATCGTGTTCGGGGACAACGGGCATGTCGGCGGGAACTGCGCTCTCAACACCAACGACCTCGACGGCGACTTCCAGACCGGTCCCTGGGGAAACGACGGGGAGTGCCGCGGACCTGACGAGCAAGGAGACTGGATCTGATGGCCAAGATGCGCCTTCACGGCAAGAAGCACGCCGGCAAGATGAGCCACAAGATGAACACCCGGAAGTCCAAGAGGGGAATGCGGAAGGGCCGCTAGTGCCGCTCCGGTCAGGCTCCTCGCGGAAGACCGTCTCCAACAACATCAGAGAGATGATGGACGCCGGTCACCCGCAGAAGCAGGCGGTTGCTGCTAGTTTGAGCAATGCCCGCAAGAGCAAGCGGGGCAAGCGCAAGTCGAGTCGTACCCATCGAGCCGGAAGGAGGTGAATCATGGAGAAGAACCTCGCAGAGGCCCGTGACCGTAAGGGTCATCGCGGCGGCCGGAAGCACGGGCGCAAGGGCCGGTAGTCCGAGCCCCCTGTGCAGCAGATCGTGGGGGGAGGGGTGGGGTGTCCGAGCTGTGCCCCTCCCCCCTCGATACCCAATCAAGGAGAGACATGGATCAGAACCAAGTGAAGCCCAACTACGGCGGACAGCCGAAGGGTCGGGCGAACATCATGCGACAGGGACAGACCGAGAACGACGCCTACGGACAGGATCCAGGGGCCAAGGGTCAGATCCCCGACGTCAAAGACAACCCTCCGCTGTAGGTGGCCAACACCAAAGGGAGCGGTGCCCCGGCTTCGATAGCCGAGGGCATGAACGGGATCGTCCAGGCGATCTCGGCGGCGATGACCGCCCCCGACGCGGGACCTCACCTGCCCGTCCTGGAGCAGATGCTCAAGGCGGCGGTGGGGACGATCCAGAAGGGCAACCAGCCCCAGCAGCCCAAGCCGCCAGGTGCTCAAGGCGGCCCTCCGGGGGCAGGCGGACCCCCTGGGATGCCCCCAGGTGGCGGGACCAACATCAACCAACTCATGGGACAAGGCGCAGCCGGTCCTTCGGCAGGTGGAGGCGGAGGCCCGAGCCCATCCGGTGCGTCCGCCGATGACATCCGTCGCATGATCGGCGCTCAAGCAGGAACGGCAGGTTAGCTATGCCCAGCATTCGCGAACTCTTCGCAGACCCCGACCTTCAGGAAGAGGGGGGTGAGGAGCAGATAGACATTGACAAGGTTCTGGATGAGGTGACCAATGTCTTGAACGACCGGCCAAGGCCCGAAGAGACGGCTGAGGAGGAAGAGCCAGAGCCTCCCGCTCCCGCTGAGGGCATTCAGGAGAGCGAGGAAGAGGAGGAGGAGGAGCCGGCACCGCCTCCGGCTGCCTCCCCTCCTTCCGATCCCCTTGCTGAACTCCCTCCGGAGAGACGCGCCGCCCTGCTGGCCTTGGATCAGACCCTCATGTCGGACGAGTCCAAGCGCGCTCAGGTGTTCAAGATCCTGTCGGGCGAACCTCAGCCCGTCCAAGAGGCCAAACTCCCCGACCACATCGACCCGGAGTCCTTCGAAGCCCAGATCTGGCGGGAGCAGCAGGAGATCAAGCAGTCCCTTTCCGGCATCTCCCGAGCCACGAGGGATCAGAACGAGGCCTTCGCCAAGCAGCAAGCCGCCACCGCGGCCACACAAGCCGGGAACCTCTTCTCCCAGCGGTATGGGGACAAGCTGTCGCAGGACGAGATCCTGGAGATCGCCAAGTACGCAGGTCAGACGGGACTGGCTGGAGCGTTCATCTCCTCGCCAGAAGGCAAGCGGGATCCTGTCAACGCGTATACACAGGCTCTGGAAGCGACGCTGTGGGGCAATGAACTCTTCCGCAACAAGGTCATGGGTGAAGGACCCAAAAAGCCGGTCGGTGAGCAGCCCGAGGCCCAGGATCGGAAGCGGAAACTGAAGGCCATCAGCACCGGAGCCTCTCCCGTCTCGGGACCCGCGCCGCAGCGAGCCAAGGCAGAGGTCGGAAGTGATGGTAGGTTGACCGAGAAGTCGAGACAGGACTTGATAAAGGAGCTGGCGAACGGCATGGCCAGGCAAAGCGAAGGAGTCTTCTAGGTAGATGGTGACCCCCACCGGAGTAGATACGATCACGTCGATCTCTCGACGGATCATCCGAGAGGAGGCCACCGACGTGTACTACCTCGGGTCTCCCTTCACCTGGAGACTGTTCCAGCAGAACCGGGTGAAGAGGCGGGGCGGGCTCCACATCGAGTCCCGGTTCATCTACCAGCCATGGGCGACAGGTGGCGCGTTCTACGGACCTGAGGTCCTGAACGTCGAGCCGTCCGACACCGAGATCTCCGGCGCGTGGGACTGGAAGGAGTACTACACCAACGTCACCCTGGATCAGAGAAGCCTGATCCGGGCCGACAGTGAGTACGCCGTCGCCAACTACGTCGTGGAACAGTGCGAACTGGCCAAGATGGACATGCGCGACAAGATCGCCTACGGGATCTGGAGCGACGGGACGAACTTCAAGGCCATCGACGGCATCTACGAGATCGTGGACAACGGGACCATCTCAGCCAACTACGCCGGTCTGTCGAGATCGTCCTACCCCTTCCTGAAGGCACAGTTGGACACCACGACCACAACGCTGTCGATGTCCGCCATGAACAGCCTCTGGGACCTGTCGACCAAGGGCGCTCGTTCTCCGACGGTAACCGTGTCGACTCGGGCGAACCTCACCCGGTTCGAGAACCTGCTTCAGGCTCAGGTGCAGTACACCCAGCCGACAGCGGTGGTCGACCAGTCGTTTGCCTCGGGAGGGTTCTCCGGTGGTTGGTACCGGAACCAGCCCTGGATCGTGGACGAGCACATCTCCACCACAGGGACGGAAGGTCTTCTCTTCTTCCTGAACGAGAGCTACTTCGAACTCATCATCAACCAGAACGGTGACTTCGAGGTCGGGGACTTCCAACAGCCCACCAACCAGTTCGTCATCACGTCGCTGGTCTACTTCGCCGGGAACCTCATCTGCACGAATCCCCAGGTTCAGGGCAAGTTCACCGCCCTCACGGCATAAGGAGAGATCGTGCCTCTGACCAACAGTTACAACGTAACGGCGACCGCCAATGAGATGCCTGAGTATCAGGTTCTCTGGGAGCCCATCGCCATCGACCCGTCGTCGTCCGCTGCCGTCACTCTCCCGACCGCCTACAACGTGGGCTGGGTGCCGGGGTGCGTGCTTCAGTTGAACACCGCAGGCGTGGGGAGCTATCCCCCCCTGGGTCTCGGAGGGACGTATCCGGGCGGTGACTCGGGTGGTTCGGGGAATCCGACCTTCCCGAACAACTGGACGGTGCAGTACGTCGACCCGATGACGGGTGCGACCTCCACCAACCTGCCCTACATCGCCGGCGTCCTTCTCGGCGTCAGTTCGTTGGGGGCGCCCGCCCCTGTGGTGCCGAACACCATTTCCGGCACATCGACCCCCGCGCTGGTCGCCATGGTGGCCAAGCGGGGCATCTGCCAGGTGTACGTGGACAACTCCACCACCATCGGGGACACCATCAACATCGGCACCACCTCGGCCCACGTCGGGGTCGGCCACGACACGGGCGGTACGACTCGGACCATCGGGACCACGCTGGGGATCGCGTTGCAGGCTGTCACGGTGTCGTCGGCCGCCGTCCTGTGCTGGGTCAACCTGAACATCACCTGATCGGAGCGGTATGCCGAACCTGCCCTTCTCAACGCCCGTCACCGACTATGAGCATTGGGCCAACATCCTGCACGACCTGGGTGCCCCCCCTACCTCGCAGAAGGTCAACGACACCTACCACGCCATTCTGTTGCAGTTGGACAGCGGTCTGTTCGGTACGGCCAACGACTCCTACGGGAGCGGGGTGGACGGGGTTCAGGCCTTCAACGGGACCGCCACCATCACCCTGTGGAACGGAACGACCCTGGCTCCGTCGTCCAGCGTCTACACCCTGACCCAGGATCTGTGGCTGGCCGACCAGTCCTCGATCAGCAGCGGAGTCTCCATCGTCACCGCTGGGTTCAGGATCTTCTGCCAGGGCGAGTTGAGTAACGCCGGGACCATCCAGTCCAACGGGAACGCCGCCTCCGCCAACACGGCGGGCGCGGCCTTGGCCTACTCGAGCGCTACCCTCGGGGCCACCACCGTCGGGACCGTCGGCGGAGCGGGAGCGACCGGAGCCTCCAACGCGGGCACGAACGGTGCCGCCAACGGCCTCGGGGGAGCAGGGGGAGCCGGGGGAGCCAGTGCCGTCCCCCATGCCGGGGGCGCGGGAGGAACCGCCACCGCCCCGACGGCCGCGGTCCAGCTTCCCTTCTCCAACCCTCTGGCCGTGATGGGTCGCCTTCAGACAACCACCGCCTTCGCCTCCATCATCGGGGGATCGGGCGGAGGTGGGGGTGGGGGAGACGCCACCAACCTCTCCGGTGGAGGGGGTGGGGGTGCGGGAGTCGTCGTCGTCGTGGCTCAGCGGATCTCAGGTGCAGGAACCATCGAAGCCGTGGGGGGAGCAGGGGGGAACGCGTCTTCCACGGGGAACTCGGCCGGTGGCGGCGGAGGTGGGGGAGGCGTGGTGATCGTGGTCTCCCGCTCAGTGGTTCCTGTCTCCAACGGAGGCCCGAGCCTGGCCAACACGACCCAGGTCGTCAGCGTGGCCGGAGGAGCCGGGGGGACCGGGACCGGGACCGGTCTTGCCGGAGTCGCCGGGTCTGCCGGTACCAAGATCCTCATCGCAGCCTAGGAGAACAATGCCCGCACTGACCAAGCCCGAGTTCGGCCCGCCCACCGTGACGGAGATGAAGAGAGCCAATGTCTCCCAGCCCGAGGACAGGCACACTCCCAAGCCGGCACGCGATCTTCCTTTCCTCATGGATGGGGATTTCCTGGACGTGACCAACGAAGATCAGAGGACGTGGGACTTCCGCTGGGCCAAGAAGCACTACACCATCGCTCCCGGAGACAGGATGATCGTCCCCTTCGAAGCCTTGGTGAACGCCCTCGGAGACCCGCGGTCGATGGATAACCAACTCGTCAAGTTCTCCGACGGACAGGGGAACCGCGGCATCGTCATGGACCGGTACGCGGAGATCACCCGCCTGTTCGCCATGTACGCCATCGAGAACGAGAACATGGACGATCTGGTCCGCGCCGCTCCGAAGATCTCGGCCAAGACCCTCTCCGGGCAGGCGGTGAGATTCCCCTCTCAGCTCCCCGACATGCTGGCCTGGCCCGCTCCCATGATCGACCCGCACGCCGTCAACTCCGACACGAGCCGGATGATCGACGCCGTTGCCGCCGAGAACGAAGACATGAGGGAGCGGATCGCCCTCCTGGAAGCCCGACTGGACGAGTCGATGAAGAGCCGCGAAGGTGTAACCGAGGAGTAATCCCGTGCCAGGGAAGCCGCAGCTTGCGACCAACCAGTGGCTCCACATCTCGGACTTTTCGGCGGGGTGCATCAACTATGCGGAAACCACCTCTGCCACCGCGCACCGGCTGAACCCCGCCCCGATTGGCGCCGCCGATCCGGCTGAGACCTATTCGTGCATCGCGCTCCCCAATGGTGGACTCGGGGCACTCCCTGAACTGGCCACGTCGTATGCCTGGCCGGGGCTGACCTCTGGAACCCACACCGCCTACCTCGTCGGCCTGCTGGTCCATGACGAACTGGCGTCTGGGAATACCGAGGCCATCATCATCTCGGAGTTCGATGACGGGACCAACCATCATTGGCAGGCGTATTCGTTCCTCCTCCAGACGCTTGCCGCCACCTTGATCGTGGAATCGACCGAGACCTCCGCGGCGGGGATATTCGGCAGTCCCTATCCGCAGTTCAGCCGGGCCAACCTGACGCAGTTCGGGACCTCAGGAAGCCCCCTGACGCTCACGGCAGGGAGCTACACCATCACGGGGACGTGGACCGGGGTGCAGGTCGGAGGAAGCATCCAGGTCTACGAGGTCATCTCCGGCGCTCCGACGATCCCCTTCGACACGGAGATCATCTCGGTCGTCGGTTCGACTCTTACCATGTCCAACCCCATCGGGGGGACCACCGGAACCGCCATCGTGGGGATAAGTGACGACGAGACGCCGGGGAACCCGGTCATCGTCTTCCCCTCTGGAGGCCCGGCGGTGGCTTCTGGACAGCCCGGTCAGGTGTGGATGTACCCGAACCCTTCCAACCCGACGTCCTACACGCCCCTCGCCCTGATCACCGGAAGCGGAAGTACCTGGAGCTCGGGGTCGGGTCAGGTGATCGCCCACCAGAACAGGATCATCATCTTCTCGGGAACGGTGTATCCCTGGCCCACTTCCACCTTCGGCACCAATGAAGCCATCAACTACACCGATCCTCCCAACTCGACCTTCCTGGGCTTCCAGGGAACGGTGCTCCAAGCCGAAGACCCCTACGGCTACGGGGGCGCCTCGTCTGTGTCCGCGGGCGAGTTGTTCGTCATCAAGAAACGAGGCGGAGGGGTCGTGCTCACCGGAGACATCAACTCCCCGAACGTCACCTTCTACCCCGGCGTCCAGCCCACGGGGGGGATGTACGGCCAGGCGGCGGCGGGGACACCGGGGATCTTCTACTGCTCCTACGCCAACGGGGCCTGGCTGTGGAACGGGGGCAACACGGCTCAGAAGATCTCGATGCAGTTGGACGACAACTTCTTCCTCCCCGAGGAGTTCTTAGGGGGGATGCAGTCGAACAACTACGGGTACTTCGTCCAGTGCATCGGGGACAAGGCGTACTTCTCCAACAACTGGATCTACGACATGACCCTCCACTCGTGGTGGATCTACTACCCCCAATCCTCTCAGGGAGGGACCAATCTCTTCTGGGTCAACCCTGTGTCGGGTCCTTTGATCTACGCGGCCAACCTGTCCTTCAAAGGCACTGGCGACTTCCTGTACTCCTTCGACACCTCGACGCCGGCCCAGACCTACCAGTGGCAATCACTCCCTCTGAAGCTGGTGGCCCAGAACCACGTCTGTGACATCAGGGAGATCATCGTCACCGCCACCTGCTCGGATGTCAACTGCTCCTTCGAGGCGTACATCATCTCCAACGGCACCCTTGTGTGGGATGAGACGATGACGGGGGACCTGACCGCTGGTCCCCAGATGATCCGGCTCAACACGGGGCTCAACGCAGGAGGACTCGGACTCATCGACCCCCAGATCAGGATCAAGGTCACGAACAGTTCTCCGGGGGAGATGGCCATCATCCACGACATCGCTATCCTCTACGACGAGCGGGCTCCGGTCCCGGCCAACAACTGATGACCAACAACGGCGACACCAACTCGTTCACCGGATACGGGACGCCGAACCCGAAGCTGGTCATCCCGAGGAAGAACGAACTCGACCCCGCCAACCTGGCCCTCGCCCTGTCCATCGAGCAATGGGGGAACAACCTCGTCTCGACGGGGTTCGCCCAGCTCTCCCACACCTACGCCTGGACGGGGACGGTCGTGGTTCCGTCCGGGGCCACCGGCTACCTGCCCCCCTTCTTCATGCCCGTGGCGTCCAATCAATCCACGGGGTTGTACGCCGTCGTCACGCTCCTCCGAGCAGGAACGTGTGATCTGAACATCGAGCACAACGGGTCGGTGATCGGGGCGACGACTGCCTCGACCACCCCGACGTTCATGTTCATCGGAGCCGTGGTCGCCAATAACGACACCTTCCAGCCCGTCGTGACCTCCGTGTCCTCAGCCGACGGCCTTACCGTGTCCTTCTACTTCGCCGTCTGATGCCTGCCTACATAGTCGAGGGATCGAACCTCACCGAATGGAACACGACCACCTACGCATTCATCAACTCGGTCCCCCTCGGGTCGTCGTCGGTCGCGTCGATCTGCCTGTCTCCCGACGGGAATACTGTCTACACCGGCGATACCAACTCCGGCCTCATCTCCTCCTTCAACGCCAACACACTGGCTCCTATCGCCACGACTACTGTCACGGCAGACGCGTCCCATATCACGGTCTACGCCTCGACGGACGGCCTGAGGCTGTTCGTGGCCGACCGCGGATTAAACGTCGTCTACGTCCTGAATGCGGCCACCCTGGCGTCCATAACAAGCTTCATCGTCCCCAGTCCCTACGGCATCGTCCAACTGCCTGGTGACGGGAACCTGTTCATTTGCGAGGAGATCTCAGGGAACGTCGGGGTATTCGACCCCACCGCGTTTACAACCATCACGACCATCGCCGTCGGTGCCGATCCGACCAACATCGTCTGCACCTCGGACGGAGCAACCGTCTACTGCGTCAACTTCACGTCTCCATCGGTCACCGCCATTAACGCTGGGACCTATGCAACGACAACCATCGCTCTGTCGGGTGCGTCACTGGCAATCAATCTGGCTATCACCGCCAACAACGACTTCCTCTACGTCACCTCGGGATTCTTCGCTGTGGCCTGGGAGATCCAGATCCCAGCCAACACGGTTACCAACCTGACTATCGGGGCGGCGGGCCAGGGCATCGCCACAACTCCGGACTCGGCCCAATACTGGATCGTGGAAAACACTCAGTTCGAGGCTTACGGAAGCCCGTCCAACAGCCTCTTGGACACCACCACAGGGTTGTCCAACGCCGAAGTCCTGGTTATCACTCCCGCCTCAGTAGCAGCCACCGGAATGCTGGTGATGATAGTTTGAGGTGCAAATGACCTACACCCTCGCAGCCGCCAATACCCAGGTGAGAAGCCTCCTGGACGAGAACGTGGCTCAGTTCTGGACCGACACCGAGATCGACTCCTGGATCAACCAGGGCTGTCAGGACGTGGCACGAAGGGCGGAGACACTGTGGCAGGAGGTGACGATCAACGTGACTCCGTTGGTCCAGAACTACCCCTTCCCCATCGACTTCCTCAACTGCCACCGGGCGGAGTTCCAACTCTCCAACACCGACCAGACCTTCCCGCTCGAGTACCGCGGCATAAACCAGATGGACGAGATCTGGGGCATCCTCCACTCCCTCCCTGCCGCCTGGCCTCAGTACTTCACCATCAGGGGCAACTCGGTCCTCGGCTTCTATCTGATGATGTACCCCTCTCCGGGCTCTCAGGGGCAGTTGACCGTCTACTACTACCGCCAGGCCATCGTGGCCACAGCCAATCAGAACATCGATGTCCAGCCTGGATGGGAGGACATCGTATTCGACTACGCCGTGTACAAGGCCAAGCGCAAGGCCAACGACCCCTCGTGGCAGGAGGCCTTCCAGCTCTACAACGGCAACCTGGCTCAGATGATGGACAAGACCCGGAACATGACGGACCAGGGAGAGCAGATCACCACCGGGATCCCCCAATGGCCCGTGTATGCGTATAGCGAGTCAGACGGGTACTGATGGCCTTCACCTCGGGTTACAACCAGGCGACAGCGCAAGACCTGGCCAACCCTGCCTTCCTCAGTCAGATCGCCGGGTACTTGGGAGGGGAGGCCGCGCCTGGCATCGCCGCCTACGGGCTTCAAGGGGCTCAGGCTCAGGCTCAGGCAGGCGTGGCCGACGCAGGACTTGGGCTCGGGATCGCCAACGCAGAGTCGAATACGGGCTACGACCTCGCCTCCGCTCTGTTGGGAGAGCAAGGCACGCAACTCCAGGAGCAGGGTCTGGCCTCCCAGATGGGGACGGCGGCTCAACAGCAGGCCATCGAGCAACAGCAGTACCAGGGGCAGCAGGCCGAACTCGGGCTCAAAGAGCAGGGCACGGCTCTCTCAGAGGCAAATCTGGCCTATCAGACTCCCATCCAGTACCAAAAGCAGGCCGGCTCCGCCGCGTCAACAGGGGCTCTCAACACCCAGGGGAACAAGCAGGCCACGGGGCAGATCCAGCAGCAAGCCGCCTATCAGGGGGCGCAGCTCGGGCTTCAGGGGCAATCCGAGTACATCCAGGGCCAGTTGAACCAACTCGGCCAGCAGTCCGAGCAGGTGGGGTATCAAGGCCAGCAATCGCAGTTCGGCAACCAATACCAGCAGCTCGAACTGGCCGCTCAGGAGGCCGGGATCCCTGTTCAGCAGGCCATCTCCCAACTCGGCTACGGGATCGGGCAACTCGGGATCCAGGCAGACCCGACCCAACTTCTCGGACAAGCCGCCACCGCCCAGGCAGGGCAAGCCTCAGGATACGGGGCGGTGCTCTCCCAGGCCGGCGCAACCACAGGACTGGGGCCGAACTTCGCGGCACCAAACGCCGTCGGCTACCAGCCGTAGGATAGAGGCATGGCCAAGAAGAAGACCAAGGGAACCGGCGATGACCAGGGCCTTCTCGGAGAGGGGCGGCATGACGTCGCCGCTGGCTACAACGACATTGCCGGGGCCTTGGGAGATGTGGGGCACTTCGCCACCGAGATCGGCAAGCACGACCCCCTGAACATCTTCGGGATCGGGGACTCGGCTCCCGAGAAGAAGAAGGACCCGAAGAAGAAGGCCAAGTCAGACTCCGACAAGCCTCTGACCGAGGCCCAGATCGAAGCGCAGATCGCGGCGAACCCCTTCAACAAGCTTGGTCAGGGACTTGTAACACAACTGGAACAAGAGCAGGCTCCTATCGAGAAAGCCATCTCGGGTGGGGACACGGCCTCAGCAACTCAGAGCGCGGTCGGGCAAGCCCTGGCTGCCTCAGGCGTGTCCCCAGGTTCCTCAGCCGCCCAATGGCTCGACTCCAACATCGCTCAGGCCAACGCCAACGACTCCCCCATGCAGGCAGCCATGAATGCCTACGGGCAGGCCTACGGAGCGGGGCAGCAGGGAGTCGATCAAGCCTTGTCGGGGATGGCGGGAGCCAACGCTCTCGGGGTGACGACGGCACCGGAGCAGACCTGGCTCCAGGGGCTCGGGACCCACCTCCAGTCGAACCTCAACTACTACGGCCAGATCCCCACGTCCACGGCTGAGAACCTTCCTCCTGCCCTTCTGTACTACCTCCAGCAGTCTGGGACGGGCGGAGCCGGAGGAGCGGGCGTCACTGACCTCTCCAATCTGGCCGTTCCCGGCCAGCGAGCCAACGCCCCCCAGATCCCCCCTATTCCACAGGCGGCGGCGGGGGCGACGCAGACCTCGGTTCCGAGTGATACCGGCTCCGCTCCGGGGTAACCCATGAGCAGGCCGAAGACGGTAGACGAATCCTTCTCCTCGGAGTGGAACAAGGCTGTCGCCTGGGCGCAGACACAGGGGATCTCCGCCTCTGCCTACATTCCTGTGTACCAGGAAGACGCCTCACGGCTTCAGAACGGCTACGACCCGATGAGCGCGGCAGAGCGGAATCGCGCCATCCTGGCAGCCAACAACCCCAACGACGTCACTCCCAGTCCTTCGGACAACCCCCAACCAACCAGCGTCTTCGACAACGCCCGGAACGACCTGGCCTCGATTGTCACAGGATTGGAACCGCAGCACCTCGTCACAGGGTTGTTCGACACCCTGAAGAACACCGTCGAAGCGGTCGCAGACCCGGAGAAGGAAGAGGGGGCCAATCTGGGCACGACAGCCGCCAACTGGCTCCAGAACACCCTCCTGAGCTTCGTGCCGGGGATGTACGACATCGGGACAGTGCTGAGAGCCGATCCGAACCTCTCGGGCTCTGAGGGGTTCTCAGCACTGGCCGACCATCCTCTGGTCTCTCTTCTGGACATCATGCCGGCTGACCTCGGGGGGGTCGTGGCCAAAACGGCCATGGGAGCTCGGCTGGCGGAAATGGGGGGAGAAACCGCAGAGCAGGCAGCCGAGCACGGAGTCACCAAAGGCTTTGTGAAGGCCCTCACAAACCGGGTCTCAGGCATCGGGATCAAGCCCGGCTCAGCGGCGGCGGGGATCTCGGACGTGACGATTGGGGATCGGATCCAGACCTGGCTCCAGGACTCCAGGCTCGGTACATCGGCCCCCGTCCAGCAGTTCGTCAAGGAGTACATGACGAACAACCAGCTGGCCACGGGCATCTACCAAAATATGATGGCCCCGGCCCTGGACGCCTACTCGGCTCTGACCCCCGAGGAGCAGAAGACCTTCCAGGACATCTTCTACCAGCAGGACCGGGGGAAGAACATCCAGGACCTCCTCAAAGACCCGAGCGTCACGCTTCCTGTCAGGGAGGCTGTCACAAAGTACCTGGACGGGCCTGTGAGGTTCGAGACCGAGGAAGCACTGGTAGGACATGGCGGGGAGGAGCCGGACGTGGCCGCGGTTCGGAAACCGGACGGCTCTATTGGCCTGTACGCCTCCAAACAGGCTCGGGAGGTGCTGAGGGCCAGGGATGACCTTTCAGACGGCAGGAGAGTGTTCCTGGAGCGTCTGGACGCCACTGACAGGCTGGTGCAGAACGTCACAAGGCTGGACAAGGCCCAATATGAGCTGGCTACCACTCTGGACAAGGCCAACAAGGGGGCTCAGGAGGCGGTCCCGAAGGACGATTCCCTCCTCGAGAACGTGGTCCAGAAGCGCCAGATCGGGAAGAAAGAGGAGGCCCTGACCTTCGGGAAGAAGAGAGACCAGGCCCAGAAGGTCTTCGGCCCCTCAGGTCTGGTGGACCAGATGGTCGACGCCATGAAGAAGGGAAGAGATGATCAGGTCGAGTCCCTGGTCCCTGTCCTGGATAGAAGGCTGTCTGAGTGGGGTCTGAACTCCGTGGACGCCAGTTCGAACCCTGCCTTTCGGGCCGTCGCCGATCAGGTGAGCAAGATCGCCAAGCTCATCGAGGGCCGGCAGAAGATGAACGACGAGATCGACCACCGGATCCTGGGTGAGAAGCACCTGACCGAGCGCGAGGCCAAGGACGCCAAGCTCCAGCGAGATCGGGAGAAGAAGGAACTCGCCCAGAGGCATGTGGCTGAGAGGACAGAGCAGAGAGAGAACCTGAAAGCCTCTCTCGGGAAGATCAACGCGGCCCGGCAGGTGAAACTCAAGAACCTGGACGACCTCTACGAGCACATGAAGGACGCCGCGCTGACCAAAGGGGACAACGCCGCCGTCAGAGCCACGAAGGCTCAGGCCGACGTCATCTATCAACAGGTCAAGGGAGACATCGCGGACCTCCGAGAGAAGTGGTTCGAGTCGAAGAAGCTGGCCAATAAGAACTACGACCAGCAGGCGACAAAGGCGCGACTGGACGCGGAGAAGGCCAAGGCCACGTTGGCCAAGAAGCAGGCCGTCGAGGACAAGGACTTGGCTGCCCACCACGAGAACTGGAAGATCTTCCACGGCCAGCTGACCGAGGAGATGCGTAGCTACTCACAGCTCGTCAAGGACTTCCATGACGCGGTGTACAACCACCCCTCGGACGAGTTCACCTCCGCAGAAGTGGAGATCTACCAGCGTCAACTGATGGAGCACGCCCACAACGCTGAACTGATCGACGCCACCGAGAAGCAGTTGAAGCAGAAGTCAGGGTGGGAGCAGTCGAGAGTGGACGCGCTTCACCAGAATCCCGATCTCCTCAGAGAGCAGGTGTATCTGTTCACCCGAGATGTGTACGAGAACCCGGCCAACTTCACACCCGAACTGGTGGACGCGGCCAAAGAGGCCATGGATGATGTGAGGAAGTCGGGGATTGACGAACTGAACACTCTCATTTCCCAGGGCTATCACCCGATGTGGCTGCCACGGGCAGGGACGTTCGACCGGCCGGGCTCAGCCATCAAGGCCATGGTCGGGAAAGGGGTCCCCCACGTCGATGTGGCCCACGCCCGGATCCACGATCTGACCGCGACCAGGCACGACGTCGTGCTCGGAGTCTCGAAAGCCATGGCTCAGACCCTCCGCAGAGACGCCACCATCGACTTCGTGGAGCACTCCATCTCACCGAGAGTGATCACCGGGGAGGAACTGCTCCCCCAGATCAAGGCGCTGCCTGGGTTCGAGGATCTGGACGTCCACGTAGGAACCAGCTTGGACGCCTACGCCTCCAAGCTGGAAGAACTCGGGCTGACCCGGTTCGACCCCACGGACCTCTTCGGCTTCTCCATGCCCAGGTGGGAGGCTCACGCCACCTACCTGCCCACAGGACTGGCCAAGGCCCTCCAGAAGACGAGAGACATGGAATCGAAGGGGGACAAGGGTCTGTTCGACAAGACCAATCAGGTCTTCCGGTACTCGATTCTCGGCTTGAGTCCCAGGTACACGGCTCACATCCTCTTCGGCGGGACCTTTCTGCTCGCTCTCAGATCCACTCCCTTCATGCCGTCAATGCTCCTGAAAGCGGCGAAAGCCATGAAGGACGGGTCCATTCCAGATGAGGTGTTCCGGCAGCCGGCGCAGGAAGGCTACGGACGGTTCCAGTACGCCCTGAAGGAGCACGCCTTCTCTTCGGGCAAGCAACTCGCCAACCTGGCCGTGGGGGAGCACGTCGAGAAGGTCCAGGGGGTGCTCCTGTCCAAAGCGTCTCCTTTCCACTACCTGAAGGCAGCCGCGGACATCAACTTCCGCTTCACCCGCTACGCCACCCGGATGCAGAGCGCCATCGCCTACATGGACTACATGAGCGCAGCCGAGCGCAAGACGTCGTTCATCGATGAGGTCTCGGGCCAGGTGATGCCGATGACCAAGGAAAGAGCCATGGTCGAGGGGATGAGGCACGTCCAGGAGGTCTTCGGGGATCTTCGTTCGATGTCTCCTCTGGAGCGACAGGTGGCCAAGAACATCCTCCCCTTCTACGGCTGGACCCGCCACATTCTGAAATACGTGCTTACGATGCCCGTGGATCACCCATGGAGGGCGATGGTCCTGGCCCTCACAGCTTTCGAGAACTCAGAGGAAGTGCCCAAAGGCTTGCCTCAGCGGATCCAGTTCCTCTTCTTCCTCGGGTCTCCCGACAGCCAGGGGAACGTCTCGGCCATCGACACCCGGTTCATGGACCCCCTCAGGGACGTGGCCAACTACGCCTCTTTGGGAGGGTGGATCCAGGGCCTGAATCCCGTGTTCTTGGGGCCAGCGGCCATGATGGACCCCCAGTTGGTCTACGGCTCCACGAGCCTGTACCCGAACCTGACCTACAACGACATGTACGGGATCGAGACGGCGGGCGCTCAGGGGAACGCGGTGTCGGGATTGCAGCAGTTCGTTCCCCAGCTCGGCGCCCTTTCTCAGGCCCTGGAGGCAGCCACGAACGCCCGGTCGGAAGCCACGTCGGACCCGAACGCCTTCTACAAGAGCGTCTTCAACAGCCTGAACATCCCATTTGCCCAGGTCCAGAAGGTGAATGTCAAGCAGATCGCGGCCAAGGACGAGATCGCCCGATACGACGTGGCCAAGCAGGCAGCCACGAACGCCTTCTCCTCGGGAGACTTTGGCCTTCTGGCTGGTTACTCCTCGGTCCCCAACCCGTTGAACCCCGACTACGAGATCACGCCCAAGGAACTCGAAGCCGTGTACAACAACGCACTGGCGTCGTATCCGGGCCAGCAGCCCATCAACGTGTTGTTGCCTCCCCCAACCCCCGCGGGGTATTGAGGTATACAGTAGGTCCGTGAGGATCTGTAGGCGGTGCGGGAAGTGGTTCAAGGGAACCCACTACGAGACCCTGTGCCAACAGTGCCGGCCCGACCCCGATGCCGCCTAGGTTCTCGAACCGAGCCCAGGAGTGGAAGGGCGAGACCGTGGTCTGCACCGTCCGCCTGGCTCGGCCTCTGGTCGATTTCATAGACGATCACCTGTCCGAGGAGCTGAAGAACAGATCAGAAGTGTTGCAGGATGCCGTATACCGATGGGCTCTGGAGGAAGAGGATGGATGAAATAAAAGGCGGGTTCCTGGAGACGCCCCTGTTCGGGCCGATCCCCCCCGAACAGGTCGGGAGAAGGGCGCACAAGCCGTTCGAGTTCGAGAAGATCCTGGCCATGGTCCGAGACCATCCCGGAGAGTGGGCCAAGATCGCCGTATACAAAGGCGGGAAGAAGGAGACGGAGGCCGCACTCAGTTCGGCCAGGGCCAAGGTGTGGAGATGGCTGCTGACTGAGTTCCCCCTCGAAGACTGGAGGGTATCGGGGAGGCTTGTGAAAGGCACGTGGGCCGACCGAGAGCTGTACGTGAAGTTCCTGGGCGAGATGACGCCCGAGGAAGCCCTGAAGATGGAAAAGCTGAGGGACGACGCCTATTCCGCCAAGGCCCACGACGGCCTCCCCCACGACACCAGGCTCGAGTTGAAGAACCGGGCCAAGGCCATCATCCGGGACGTTCAGAGAGAACGGGAAGCCAGACTCAAAGAGGGCTAACATCCCCGTATGGCAGCCAATGGCCAAACCATCTCGGTCGGAGCGACGGCGACCCTGATCTACCAGACGCTCGACGTCAACGCCTACAACGCCCTGAGCTCCCCCGCCGCCAACATCTTCAAGTGCGGCGACGAGAATGTTCCCCTTCCGATCCTCCTGGTCTTTTCCGTGACCAACACGATCTACTGCGGGGGGTCGGCAGTCACCACCTCGGCAGGAGCCCTGATGACAGGCGTCGTCACGATGAGTTACAACTGCATTGGAGGGGACTCGCTCTACGGCATCGTCGCCTCCTCTACGCAGCCTGTTCAGCTTCTTGTCCTGAGGCAGTAGCCGTGGGCGCAAAACGCCGCGGTATCAGCGCTCAATCCCACAGTCCGAACGGCGCGCTCGGCTCCAACTTCGGCGGGTTCGCCTGATGGGGCTGAACTCGGGCTCTGGAATCGTCGCTTCTGGCGGGGGTGGAGGTGGGGGAGGCGGCGCCACCGGACCCACCGGGCCTCAGGGTCCCACAGGAGCGACCGGACCGACCGGACCAACGGGTGCGGGGGTAACCGGAGCCACGGGCGTCACAGGCGCGACAGGCCCCGTCGGGCCTACCGGGGCTACCGGACCCACCGGAGCGGGCGTTACGGGCGCTACCGGCCCTACAGGGGGCACTGGTGGGACTGGAGCGGCGGGAGCCGTGGGCGCCACAGGAGCGACCGGGGCTGCGGGACCGACCGGGCCTACCGGGCCGACGGGCGCAGGGGTGACGGGCGCCACAGGTCCGACAGGGGGAACGGGAGGCACCGGAGGGACGGGCGGAACGGGCGCAGCCGGGGCAGTTGGAGCCACAGGGGCTACCGGACCGACCGGCCCGACAGGACCCACCGGCCCGACGGGCGGAACGGGCGCGGCTGGGGCCACGGGCGGGATCGGCGCCACCGGGGCTACCGGCCCGTCGGGAGGAACAGGCGCGATTGACAACTACTACTCCAGCATCACCTACCAGTAAAGGATCACCATGGCTACTGCACCAGCGTTTGCGGCTACCCCAAATCTCGGCCTCGCCATTACTCCGTCGGCGGCAGTGCCCATCGCCGGCACGGGTGCCGGAACTCTGTGGACAGCGGGTTCCGGTGGCGGACGGGTCAACATCATTAGGATTTCTCAGATTCTCACCACCACCGCAGCAGGCATCATCAACATCTTCGTCAGTCGCTCGTCAACCGTGTATCTGCTCGACCAATACGCTTATTCAGCGACGACCCTCTCCAGTACCAGCGAGGCGACTCCCGTCGACATCATCTACGGCAACCTCGTCCTGGACGCTTCTGACATCATTTCCATCGGCAACACCGTCCAGTCCTCATCCGGCCCAACCGCTGCCGGATTCGCGCTCCTGGCCATGGGAGGCAACTTCTAATGAATGAAGGTTGTCTCGATGGGTTTGAAAATGCACAGGGAACCTACAACCCAATGCCCCACTCGGGGTCATGGGCCGGAAACCGTGGCCGCATTTCGACCGACGAACACCGAATGTGGGGCTACCCCGATTCCACCAATGTCAACAAAGCAGGAGCCACCCGCCTCATCAATACATCCTGGGCGTCGCCGTCTCTGAGCCTTACCTATCCCGAAGACCGCGGGTCCATCTGCAACATTCTCTCAGGTGAGACCACAGTCCAGGGTGTGTCGCCGTTCTCATCCATGTATAACGCTGCCGGTACCCTTGTCATCACCCCTACAGGCGGCGGCGGTCCGACCGTCTTTGAGAATAACGTCACCATTGTCAACCAGGCGGGGGCAGCGGTCCCAGGGATGACCAGTCTGCAAACACTCGTCGGTACGACCACCTACCTCGCCAACGCTGCGGCGTGCGCGATATCCGCACAGACCGACGTGGGGGTATCGCCCGCCTTTGAAGGCACCAACGGCGGGACGATGGCCTGTACCACCGTCGTCAACTACAGCGGCGGGGCGACGATTCTGTCCAATGCCACTGTCACCACCATGTCTCAGTTCAAGGTCGTTCAACCTACCGTCTCGGGGACGCTGACCAACTCCTATGGCGTAGACATCCCGCTTCTCACCACCGCCAGCACCACGAACACCCCTATCGCCATCGGTAGAGGGCCGACGACACTCACCGCCGCCTTGACAGGCAGTCTGATTGACCTTCTGCCTGGAACGACCACGCTGAACTTCTCCAATGCCCGCCTTTCGACTCTTGTTGGTTGCGGCGGCACCATCGTCTGCCAGCAGTCCGCCTTCGTGCTGGGGCTGATGACGATGTTCAACGCCGATCCCGTCGTGAAGAACATCTCATCTGTAGCCGCCAACTTGGCAGGGGTCATAGGCTACGGGAACTCCGTCAATGTCCAAGCCGATACCCAGTCGATCACCGCTGGCGCTCATCAGTCGTTCTTCGCTTCTCCGACGTGGAATGTCATCAATGCCGGGACTATCACTGGCGGGTCTCTCTACAACTATTCGTCGACTGCGACAGTTTCAACGGGCGTCACCATGACGAATCTGATTCACTTCAGTGTTCTAGTCCCGACTATCACCGGCACCATCACCACTCAGATAGGGCTCAACATCCCTGCCCTTACGGGTGCCACCACAAACACAGGCATCCAGAACCTCTCATCCTTGGCGCAGCAGGGGGCGTTCATCGCCACCAACAACGCCGTCACGGTCACGTCCAACGCCGGCACGGTGGCCTCGACCGCCTACCTCAGCACCTTTACCAACTCGTCCGCGGCGACCATGGCCATTACCATGTCCACGACGGGAGCAGTTGACGGGCAGAAAGCCATCGTCCGTATCTACGACTTCTCGGCGGCAACCGAAACCATCGGCTGGACCAACACCGAGAACAGCCAAGCATCTGTTCCGACAACCTCCAACGGATCGACCACACTCCCGTTGACAGTCGGGTTCATTTTCAACGGGCAGACATCCAAGTGGCGATGCGTAGCGGTGACCTAAATGGCAATCACCATCCCGCATTACGCCCAGACGGGAGGATCGGCAAGCAGTACCTTGTCGATCACCGCCCCTACCAGTGGGAACCGCCTCGTCATGTTCGTGTCTCAGTTGTCGTCCATCCTTACGATCACGGGCGGGGACAACAGTGGTAGTGGATCGTGGACGACCCTGACCACCTCAGCCACATTCGGAACTGCCGGTGTCGACTCCATTTGGGTGATGACCAAGACCGCCAACGGGTCGGAGACCAGCCTGACTCCCACAGCGGGGACGGGTGGAACCCTGCAAGGAATCTCCTATTTCGAGTTGGCGGGGGCCTCGACCACTCTTGACAGCGGCTCCTCGTTCCCTGTGGCTACCAACACAACAAGCACAACGCTTACCTCCCTGGCCTCGACTTCGTTCTCCACCACCAACACTGGCAGCGTTATCCTGGTGGGCGTCGGGAGAGTCGCAGCCTCTGGCACCATCAGTGCCTGGACTAGCACGGTACTCACCCAATCAGTGACCACGACCTCACGGTGCTTCGCCGGCTCGCTCATCCCCGGCACGACCAAGACTTCGATCACCCCGACCGCCAACTGGGCCACAAGCGGGGCGGCTGGACTTCTGGCTATCGCCCTGACCCCACCAGCCAGCGGCACCAAGAGCGGTATGTTTCTGGTCCTCTAGAAAGGAACCCCATGGAACCTGAGACCGATATCACTGCGGTAACCGATGTCAAAGAACTCAAGGCATTGGCCTACGACCAGTTAGCGATGGTCGAGCAGTGCCAGCAGAACCTCCGGGTCATCAACGAGCGGATCGCGCAGCTCCAACAGGGAAGTCCTATGAATGGTGAAGGACCGCCGAATCGTGAGCAGCGCCGAGCCGCATTGAAACGGTGAGGTTCCACGTCGTCGGGCTCCCGTGGACCAACACCACCAAGGCCTATTCCTGGTGCGCCTACACGACAAAGGTCCGTCGGTTCTGCGACATGATGACCGACCTCGGGCATGAGGTCATCTTGTATGCCGGCCCCGAGAACGAGGCCCAGGTCTCAGAACTTGTCTCCCTCGTCATCCCGAAGAACGATCCGGCAAACATCCCCGAGTTCACGGACGAGAACTTCGAGTTCTTTGACAGACTCGTCATTCAGGCGCTGAGCACCAGACTCGCTCCTCGAGACTTCATCTGCATCATCGGGGGATACGCCCAGAGAGACATCGCAGAGGCGTACCCAGGGCACATGTCAGTGGAGTACGGGGTCGGGTACGCGGGAACGTTCTCTGCTTACCGGGTGTTCGAGTCGTATGCCTGGATGCACATGGTCTACGGCCAGACAGGCGCTTACGAAGCCGACGGGCACTACTTCGATGCCGTGATCCCGAACTACTTCGACCCGAAAGAGTTCAAGTATTCTGGGACACCTGAGGATTACTTCCTCTACATTGGGCGACTGATCGACCGAAAGGGATGGCGGCTTGCAGTCGAGGTCACACAGCGGATGGGTGTTCGCCTCATCCTCGCAGGTGCGGGAGACCCCGGAGACCTCCCTGACAACTGCACGTATGTGGGAGTGGTCGACCCAGAACAGCGATCAGATCTGTTGGGCGGAGCCGTCGCCACCTTCGTCCCCACCCAATACATCGAGCCCTTCGGAGGGGTCCACGTAGAGTCCATGCTGTGCGGGACGCCTGTGATCACGACGGATTGGGGCGTGTTCACAGAGACGGTGACTCCGAAGGTCGGCTTCAGATGCCGGAGCTTCAGGGAGTTCTGCGAGGCGACCAAGCTGGCCCCTGAACTCAACCGACGCCAGATCCGTAGATACGCCCTGTCGCGCTTCTCGACCGAGGTCGTGGCTCCGCAGTACGAGATGTACTTTCAGCGTCTTCTGACGCTCTGGGAAGACGGGTTCTACGCCTAGTATCTGGGCATGTGGGTCAACGCAATCACCCTCCTCATCGTCTCCTTTGCGTCCGTGGGAGGAACGGTGTGGGCAGCCAAGATCAGCGGAAAGGTCAAAGAAGTCCATATCCTGGTGAACAATCAGTTGGATGAGATCATGACCAAGAACGCGGCGCTGACCGCTGAGGTAAAGTTCCAGAAGACCCAACCAGCGGAGGACCCATGAACATCACCACCACCCAGCTCAAAACGGTTTTGCAGCACGTCATGGCCGATGCCGCCGTTGTCTTCGGGGTGCTGACTCAGGCTCTGTCGGGCATCCACCTGTCTCCGACCGCCTCGGCCATCCTGGGCGTGTTCGGCATTCTCTTGCATCCCTGGACGTCGATCACCGCTTCTCCTTCGCCTGCCCCCACTCCTGCCACTCGGACGTGAATCAGTTTGGTTGGGCGCAAGCTGTCCTGGCCGCAGTCCCGCTTCTCAGCAGCCAGAACAATGTGGACAACGTCGTCCGGTGGATGGCGGCAGAGGAACCACCCGAGAACTGGTGGCACAACAACGACCCTCTGAACGTCAACAACCTCACCCAGGGCGGTCAGGAGTCCTTCCCGAGCCTGGAAGCGTCGATTACAGCCACGGCGGCTGTGTTGCGCCAGGCCAACATGATCGGCATCTACGGTACCTTGGCCCAGAATGCCCCCACGGACGCCTTCAGCGCAGCCGTAGTGACCTCTCCGTGGAGCGCAGACCACTACGGGGGGGATCTGTTGCACATCGCAGAGATCCCGATCCCCGGACCCTTCAACGCCCCGCAGAGCCCGCCAAACCCCGTTCCTCCCCCCGTTCCCCCACCCGTTCCCCCCGACCCGACTACGGTGGATCCCATGACGATCTCAACCATCGAGTTCGGGAACCAGATGCACGTCTTCGTGGTGAATCCGAACGGGACCGTGTTCCACTGGTGGCAGAATGCCGGCGCAACCACCTGGACCTCGCCCGGAGGCGGCTCGGAAACGCTTCCCGCCCCTGCTTGACCCCCTTTTTGGATTAGCACTAGACAGCAAGGAACCTTGCGCTTAGACTAGCTGCATGGCACACAGCGACTTCCCCGTCAAGAACCCTCTGATCACAGACGTTCTGGCGCGGTCGATCCATCGGGAGATGATGATCTCGGAGCGCAAAGCCTTTGCCTTTCCCACCTGGTTCCGGCATTCGGACGCCGGGAAGTGCGGCAGATACCTGTGGTTCGAGCACAACAAGGTCGAGCCGAGCAACCCCCCGGACGTCTCCTCAGCCTGGGTGATGTGGATCGGGACCCTGCTCCACCAGGAACTCCAGCGCTGTCTGCCCGAGCGATTCCCTGACGCCAAGATCGAGACCCCTCTGAGGCACGGAGAGCTGTCCTCGGGCCACGCCGACGCCATCGTGACCCTGGACGACGGGACGAAGATCCTGTTCGAGCTCAAGACTCGGGGTTCGACCGGCTTTGACAAAGCCGTCGGGTGGAGACGGAAGAACTGGTTGACCCAGATGCCCGAAGGCCCCAAGACCTCAGACCGCATTCAAGGGGCGTTGAACGCCACGGCAATCGACGCAGATCTCCTGGTCATCGGCATGATCGGCATGGAAGCGGCCTCGAAAGGGTTCGCGGACAAGATGGGGATAGACGACATCGGTCGAACGGTGGCCGAGTGGCACTTCTCCAAGCAGGAGTTCGGTGTCTGGGCGCAGGACGAGATGGAGCGCCTGGCCGCGGTCAAAGACGTGATGGAGGAGGGATTCGTGCCGGCCCGAGAAGCGGTCGGGGACGAGTTCGAGATCATCAAGCTCAACCCCAACGCCTCCCAGCCTGATTGGCACTGTCTGTACTGCAACCACTTCGACACCTGTAAGGAGACACCATGAAGTTCGCAGGAAGCTTTTTCGTGCAGGATGGCATCAGCGTCAAGTCCTCCGACAACCACTGGCCCATCACCATCTGCTTCGACGGGTCGGGCGGGCTGTGGCTGAATATGACGCAGGAGATGGCGGAACGACTGCACCGGGAACTCGGTCATGTTCTGGACGGGGCAGAGCATGATCGGGCAGAGATGTGCGAAAGCTGAAGGAACTGATGATCAAACTCCTCTTGGACGACAAGTGTCCGGTCTGCCTGGGAAGCGGACTCGTTCTGCATCTGGGGGAGCCGTGGGCCTGTGAGGCTTGTGAAGGGACGGGACATGCTAAGCGATGAACAGGTGACGACGCTGCTCCGTCCGGTCAATCCGAGGCGCGTGGTCTCAGACGACAAGGGCTTTTCCAACCTCCCGTCCTGGGATGTCGTCGCCCACCTGACCAGGGTCTTCGGCTTCGAGGGTTGGGACAAGGAGATCGTCTCCATAGACCTGGTGGACGAGACGCTCGAGACCTACACGCGTGGATCCCAGGAGAAGCAGGGCTGGAACATCACCTACCGCTGTCTGATGAGGCTGACCATCCGCGACCCCGAGCACAACGTTATGAAGGTCGTGGAGGAGGGGGCGTGCGGAAGCGCAAACCACATCCCCTCCAAGGGGGAGGCGCACGACTTCGCCTACAAGAACGCCATCAGCTACGCCCTCAAACGATGCGCCAAGGACTTGGGGGACCAGTTCGGCCTGAGCCTCTACAACCAGGGGAGCACGGATTCGACCCTCTCAGTCACCCTCGGACACCCAGACGCTCCCCCCAATCCCAACGTCGAGCGCGTGCAGCAACTCCGGGCCGTGGCCAAGGCACAAGCCGAAGAGAAGCTGTTCGATGAATAACGCATCAGATGGGGCCGTACCACTGACGGACGAGTTGGAGGGGTTTTGGCGTCAACGGCTCCGCTCGTTGGCAACGTGGGAACTTGACCATCTGCCACTCGCGGCCACTCTCGCCGGGTCCTTCGCCACCATCGAACTCTTGCGGGAAGGAAAGATCGTCGGACTCGATTTCGAGCAAGAGGGCGTGACGATCGTGCAAGTGGCGGTTCCTGACCCGTGCCCGCCTCTAGGGACTCAAGATGTTTCCCTGTGGGTGCTCACGGAGGCTTATTGAGGATGAAGATTTCAATGGGGAGTGACGGCGAGCGAAAGGAAAAAGCAATGAACACGGTTGACTTGACCACGGTGGCGTTGAAGCGAGGAAGTCACGACGCTCCGAACGGAAGTGCGGAGGGATGTCTGTTGGAGTGGGCGAGCTACCTGGCTGGCGAGCCGTGGTCCGATCACCCACAGTGCGTGAGTCCGATTATCGCTGCATTCGGCAGACGGTGGAACGACGACCTCTCCGACGAGGACCGCCAGATGTTGGTCCCGTACCTGCCGAAGCTGTTGAACACACGAGGGACGGAGGCGCAGGAGAACCGGCGGGCCTGGATGGTCACCGACTGGATGGTCCGCACGTACCTTCCGGCATGGTTGGACCTGGCCAAGATGACCGAACAGGCGACAACGGTTCGTGGTCTGCCTGAGTTGACCAGCGCAGCAAAGTGGAAGTCGATGTCCCCGACCGTCCAGACTGTCCGAGAGGAGGCGGCTGCCGCCGGGGATGCCGCCAGGGATGCCGCCAGGGATGCCGCCTGGGATGCCGCCAGGGATGCCGCCAGGGATGCCGCCAGGGATGCCGCCAGGGATGCCGCCAGGGATGCCGCCAGGAATGCCGCCTGGGATGCCGCCGGGGCTGCCGCCAGGGATGCCGCCAGGGCTGCCGCCTGGGCTGCCGCCTGGGATGCCGCCGGGGCTGCCGCCGGGGCTGCCGCCAGGGCTGCCGCCAGGGATGCCGCCGGGGATGCCGCCGGGGATGCGCTAAAGCCCACGGTCACCAGTCTCCAAGCGTCTGCACTCGACCTCCTTGACCGACTGAT